TCATATCAGGCCTTCTTTCCGGGCTTGGTAGCGACTCCATGCGATATAGAGCAGCACCAGCGCCAGCACTGCAACGATGGCCCACGGCGCAGCCTTTGCCAGTATAGTTGCCATCGGCAATGCAGGTTCCAGCGTTTCCAGCGCCTGCGACACCGCGCCGATACCGACACTGGCAACCCCGCCGATTTTGGTGGCGATCATCGTATCGGTACTGCCGACCGGCCGGATCTGATTCAGGGCGTCCTTGGCGGTTGCCGGGGGCTTGGTGTCAATGTCGTTGAAGAAGATATGGCCACTGGTGGAATAGACCGGCTTTTTGCCCCGCGACCATGCGGGCTTGACCGCCGGGGTGTGGTAATGCGTGCAGGCAGTGGTTGGGTCAACCAGCTGGTGATCGACCGCTTTCATGGCGATCTGCACGCATTTGTCGAACCATGCGCCATTGGCCTTGAAGATGCGGGCGCGGTTCGGGTCGTTGGTGTTCCAGCAGCTAAACTGGTACGGCTGGATGCAGACGCTTTCCACGTCATTCGGCCAGTTCGGAAGCGCCACCCGGTTCATCACCACGCAGGCGATGGCTGTTGCATCCTGAATATCGTTGGCTTTGGCTTCGCCGTAGAGGGTGCGGGCCAGCGTGTCGATATGTTCGGCTTTGGTCGTCATAAAGTTCTCCTATTGTTTGCTAAAAAAGAAATTGAGGGCGGCGGTGATGAACGAGCCGACGACTGCTGCGATGAACATGGCGAAGCTGAACGCCCCTTTGCCCTGATTCATGATCTCGGTGAGTGCATCGACTTTGCGGGCAAGGCTGGCGATGGATTCCTTGGTTTCCTTCGCGGTTTCGCGCTGTTGCTCGCGCAGGCCGCGTAACTCCGCTTCAAGCACGGCGATACGCACCTGACCTTCAGGTGTGTTGGGCATAGATTCTCCTATGATGGGATGGTGGTGGGTTAAGCGGAAAGCAGCGCGTACCAACGGTCGCCGGTGGCAGCCCAGAACACGGCGTTCTTCCCAACGGCCAGCGAAAAGAACGCATCAGCGGCGAGCGCATTGATGTAATGCCCGTAGTGGGGATAGACGCGCAGCGCATTCGCCCCGGCATTAGCGACAAAGATAAAATCGCCTTGCTCCGGCCACGGCAACCGCGCCCCTTGGTTTGCGCCAACGGTGGTAAACTGGTTGGTTTGCGCGGCGATGGCCGTGGCATCGCCTTGACTGGTGCCTGCCGCGCTTAGGCCGGAGGCATTGCGTTTCAGCGCCACCCGCCCACTGTCTGCCAGCATTTTGAGGGAGTCATAGAAGGTGCCACCGTCCGGCGACACTTTCAGGGTGAAATTGTCATCCCCCAGCAGGCCGAACTCGGCCCGCGCCGACCAGTTATTCTGAAACAGGAAACACGCCTTGTTCCCGGCAGCGTTCTTGTTCAGCTTCACTTGCAGGTCGCCACCGATATGATTCAGCAGTATGGCCTCGCTCGCCACGGCCAGCTTGTTCGTGCTATCCGCCGTGGTGTTCACGCCCAGCATGGAAAGGTTCTGCAGGAGTGTCGGCACGCTGGCGGAGGTTCCCCAGCCGAAGCCGTTATAGCTATAGAGCGTTTCAGCAGAAGCCACCCACACCGTCATCCCCGGCCACGGCGCGATGAAGTTCCAGCCAGTCGTGTAATAGGCCAGCTTCTGCGATTGCCCCAACCATTCATCGGTCGGAGTATCGCCGACCACATGGCAATCCCCAGCCACCGGCGAACCGGGGGGCGTGTCGCTGCCGATGCTGATAGCGGCGGCTTGCACCAGCGCATCGAGCATTTGGAGGGCTTCGTTGTGTGTGACTTCCTTTTGCGCTTGGCTGGACACAAGTAAAGGGAAGCCCAAACGGGACGTTGTGGTCATGGGATACTCCGTAAATGTTAGGTTAGATGCTGACGTTTGCCGGGTAGCCACGGCCCACCACCGCTGAAAGCTGGTAGATGCGGATGCTCACGCTGGATTGCGTGGCCCCGAAATCCACCACCTGTTGTGCGGCGCTATAGGCAACCGTGGGGCTGGTGGCGGTAAGCGTGCGCTTGACCGTCGCCCCGTCGAGGATCTCCACCTCGTAGCGTTCCGATTCCTCGCCCAGCGGAATGTCCACCCCGTCGCGCCATTCCGCATCCACGCGCGAGCGGCGCACCCAGCCGATAGTGAGGTTGCCGGAGCCATCGCGCAGGCCGGATACATGCACCGGGGCAAAGGGTTTCAGGCGCTTGCCGGTGTAGGTGAACGGAATCTCGCCGGTATTGCCCAGCGAGTTCCCGACGCTCACCCCTTTGTAGTAAAGCTCGCGCCCGATCAGGTTGTTGGCGATGGTTGTGGTATAAAGAGCCGGAGAAAGCAGAACGAAGCGGTCGCCGGGGTTATGTAGCCCCATCGCCCATTCCGTACCCTGCCGCCCCCGCAAAAGCCGCGAGAGGCGGTAGGTGTTTTCGGCGATCAACGTGGCATTCTGGAATTGCACCAGTTCCTCGCCGATCAATGCGGCATTGGCACCATTCAGCACGGCAAGCTCGCTGACGCTGGCAAGGCTGCCCGCACTCAGCAATACTTCCACTTCGCTGAACGCATCCCATGTCGCGGATGCGCCCATTGCCAGATTGGTGATGATGACACCGAAGGTTGCCGTGGCATCGAGGCCCGCGAGCGGATTGAAGGTGTTGCCGCCAGCCTCACCACCATCGTCGGAACGATAGATGGCCGCGCCTTGCCAGTTCTGCCCGTCCGCCGCCACGCCGATACGCAGCAGGCCGAGGTTCTGCATCGTATCCACCGGCAGCGGTGGTGCGTCAATGAACTGTACCAATGTTCCTGGCACCAGTTCGGGCGGCTTGATATTGCTGCCCGTTTCACCGGGCGGCGAATAGAAGTCATACGAGCTGATGTCCTCCGCCACCGCGCTCACCTTCATCATGCCGTTCGGCTCCATGTCGGTTTTGATGACGCGCATTTCATGCGCCACCCCGGACACAACGGGGGTGATGATGTCGGTCGGCTCGATCCGCACATATTTGGGCGGCAGGCTGAACGCGAAGCTGGTGCGCTCCTTCCATGCGCCATACAGCGTAATATCCGACACCTGTTTTGCCTGCGTCGCACCCATGACAATCGGCAGGTTCATGGTCACTTGATCCATTGCCTTCGTGGTCTGGCGCTGGCTGGTCTGCGTTACCGGGTCGTAATTGAAGGGCCGGTCGATATAGGTCACATTCACGCGCTGGGGCAGTTCCAACTCCTGCGCGTAAATGATTTCCAGCACGCTCTGCTGGCCGCCCTTGGCGCTTGGGATCAGGTCATCTTCCGGGATGGTGCGGATCGAGGCATTGCCACGCGGCACGCATTTCAGGATGCCATCGCTTTCCACCACGTCGAAGAAAAACGCCGAGGCCAGTTGCTCAAGCGCATTCCGCACGGTGATGGGCTGTTGGAGGATATAGCCCTCCAGCGTGGCGGTCAGACGGGTGACATCGTAATCCGATGCGGTGAGGCCTGCGGCTTTGAACAGGTCGCCCACCACCGCGCCCAGCGTCGAAGCGCCGAGCTTGCCGTTGACCCAATGGCCGGTCGCCCAGAGGATCGAATCCTGCCAGACATTCTCAAGGTCGGGCCAGAAGGAAAACGGGCGCGCGTCCCACGTCCAGATGAATCGGCGCGGCACAAGATTGGCATTGCCGGTTTCCAGCCTGCGTTCTTCCAGATAATCCAGCGTTGCGTTGAGCGCCACGCGCTGCGCCTGAAAATCCACCCGCCCACGGCTGGCGCGGGGGAAGAAACTTTCATCCGATGTCGGATCATAGAACACGTTGGGCTGGTTGGTGCAGCCATCCACCGAGGGAAAGCCGAACTCCGTGAACCAGACCGGCTTCATTTTCGGAGTCCATGCGGTCGTATTGGAATCCGGGTTGGTGTGGGTATTTTTCCACCAGTATTCAAGATTCTTCCATGCATAGGCCGGGTTGCCGCCGTAGCTGGTCAGGCCGGTGCGGGCCATCGAATCCATGTAGAAATAATCCCAGCCTTCACCTTTCTCCCAGTATTCCTTGATAATCTCCGGAGTGATCTGCACCTGCGGCAAGTCCGGCGTGAGCGGGAAATAACTGTCGATCCCCACCACGTCGATCCCGGAGGAAGCCCACAGCGGGTCGAGGTTAAACCACCCGCCACGGCTATGATATTCGCTCCAATCCGCTGCATAGGTGATGATGGTTCCGGGCATAGCAGCCTTCGCGCTGCTTGCCAGTGTCGCCAATCGCGATACAGCGGGATAATTCCCCGGCGCATCGGAAAAGCTGGTCATGCCGATAAGCTCCGAGCCGATTACGAAGGCATCCACCTTGCCGCTCATCATCGTGGCGTAGTGCATGATAAAGGCATTGTAGCCGTTGGTTTTGGTGAACCAGTTATTGCAGTCAGTGGCATTGGCCGGGGCGATCCGCCCGCGCCACGGCTTGGCTTCCGGGGTGATCGTATCCACGAAAATCATGGGATAGAGCATGACTTTCAGACCACGCGCCCGCAGCGCCGCGCATACCTGCACAACTGTATGGTCGGAGGGTGTGCCGCCATAGGTGGGCTTGCCATCGCCGAATTGCAGCACGACGGGTGCCGAGGCGCGGCTGATCCCGGCGACGCTCCAGTCCTGCGGCAACACCTGTGTGGTGCCGTGAAACTCCACTTTCGGGATGATCGTGCAGCTTCCGGCACTGGTGGAGGTCGCAAACCATGTGATGACCACCGACACCCATTCAAGGTTCGGCAGGTTTTTTACCAGCTGGTCGATGGCGGCCAGCACATCGGCCTTGCCCTCGTAATTGTGCATGTTGAGGATTTTCTTTTCCCCGCTGGGGGTGAAGGCACCGCCATAATAGGCGGCGTAGCCATCCTGCTTGGTGGTAGTTTGCGTGCCATAGACGAACTCGCCCGCGCCGGGGATCATGGTGATGTCGGTGACTTTTTCTTCCACGCTGGGGCTGAACTTGAGCGTGCGGCGCACCTCAAACGTAAAGTTGGGGATGCGGTTGCCGTAATCGGCCAGCGGGAAATCCTCGATCACCACATAGGCACGGCCCCGATAGGCCGGAATGGTTCCCGCAGGCAAGTATTTCGCCATGATGTCATCGACACCCTGCGTTTCCCCGCCGAGGTGGACGTTGTATTTCCCCTGTGCCGCCGACAGCACATCCTCGGTCAGCACCTTGCTATCCGCCCAGACGCGGATCACCTCGTCAATCGGCCCCTCGCAGATGCAGATGGCGAGCGACACATAATAGGAATAGGTCACGGTGGTCTGGCTGGTCGTTACCTTGCCGCCGCCACCGCCGCCGCCTTTACCGCCACCGCTGGAGGTTTGTGTGCTGGTGGTTTCGGTGCGTACTTCTTTGATGTCCGTTGACCAGATGACGTTGCCCGCCAGCCGCATCGTGCCATAGACTTTCGGGATCATATTGCCGTAGGTGGACACCTGCGCCCGCAGGTCGGCCAGACGCGGGCCTTCCTGTGTCGGCAACTGCACGCGCTGGCTTTTCGGGAAGAACATGCCCGCCGCCATGCCGCCAAGATTCGCGCCGAGAATGGCACCGGACGGGCCGCCCAGCACAAAGCCGGTCACGCCCCCGACAACGGGAAGCACTATATCAGCCATGACGAATCACTCTATTTCAGGGGTTGCAGTTGCTTGTTCTTGAAGCGGTAAGCGTGGGTGAGCATCCGCCGCCATGTGTCGGAAAGCGGTTGCTCGACCACCCGGCCAGCACTGGAATTGCAATGGATGATGCCCAGCCCGCCCGTCGGGTAATAGGTGAGCAAGCCCACATGCTGCGGATCGTTGAAGGTGCGGAATAGCAGCACGTCGCCCTCCGTCATGCGCTCAAGCGGTATGGGGCGCAGATGCTTCTCGATGCAGCGCACCAGCCGACCGCGCTCCGGGTACATGGAATAATCCGTTTCATCCGCACGCGAGAGCGGGTTGCCGGTGCCATCCTGCAAGGCCAATTCATCGGCCACGCCGACGATCAGACCGATGCAATCCACGCCACCCGGCCCAGCGGCGGATTTCTTCAAGCGCCCCTGATGATGGTAGCGCGTGCCGAGCCATGTGCGAGCCTGTACGACGATTTGCGATGAGGAAACTCTAGCCATTGCGGTTGCCCTTGTTCATCGTGCCAGCGGTCATGAGCAGTTGATCGACACCCGGCACGTCCGGCTCTCCCCGGAAATTAAGGATATTGTTAAACTTGGTGCGGCAGGCCTCGCGGGTCTTGTCGCATCCGGCGATCACCGTGAACCCGTCACCGACCTGAATGGATTTTCCCATCGGCAGCGCCAGCACCAGCTGCGCCGAGGCAAACTCTTTTACCTCCATGCGCCGACCGGCGTTGTTGCCGGATGTCCATTGCACTTCGCCCCCGGTGAAATACCCCGGCGCCTGCGATAGCGCCGAGGCTTTGAAGGTCTGGTTACTGGTGACTTCCGTGACGGTGGTGGTGAAGGTGAAACCGGCCAGTGACCGCTTGCATTTGCTATCGCCCAGCACCGCGCGGCAAGATGGCGAATATACCTCGCCGATGGTCTGGCTAAGATGCTGCGTGAGGCCGCGCACCTCGGCGCTGAACATTTGCTGGTTAAGAGTGACTTCGCCCAGCCGACCGCGCTTCACGATCAACCTGCCTTGGCTCAAATCCTCGTAATTGACGGTGAAGATTTCGATTTCGGCATAGTCATACATCCCGGCCAGCAGGTCGGACTCGGTGATCTTGGACGGGAATGTCTGGCCTTCCACCTCCAGATTATCCACGCTCAGGTTGGATTTGCTTTCTACGGTGGTTGGCGTGAACCCGGCGATGGAATCATATTCCAGCCCCTCGATAGTCAGTGCCAGGTCGTGATCCGTAAAGCCTAGCTCCGTGCCATCCTGCCGAATAATCTTCCAGCAGGTCGCCAGTGTCGTCATACCCCCGGCGAAATGCGCTTCAAGCTGCGGTGAAATCACTCTCATACGCGCACCTCGATCAAGGGAATGTTGTTCCAGCTTCCGGCGTTGTAGCTATCCATCGACAGCGCCAATTCGTCGGTGTCGAACCGCACCGGAACGTCAAACTCGTAATCGACGGTCAGCGTGCCGGTGAGTGCGGTGGTGATGATGCCGGTGGTGGTGTCCACGCTCCACCCGCTCACTTGCAGGAGGCTATTGCGATAGAGTTTCACCGTCCCGGCAACGGGCTTGGTAATGACGCGCTCGGATACGACCGATCCGCTCACATAGCGTTTGACCATCTGGTATTCGTCATCGCCCAGCGAGATCAGTGGCTGGTTCACTGCCAGATAATCGCTGAAATCCTTGAAGCGAAACCCTACCGCCTTGCCGCGCCGCGCACGGAAAAAGGCGATCAGCGCCTGCCATTGCGCCTCAGTCTTCACGCCAGAAGCGACATTGTAGCGGGCGCGGGCTTGGCTCCATTTGCTGTTGCGCTGTTCATGCCCGGATACGGTTGTCACCACATCGGTCAGGAACACCGGCCCGCCGGTCGCGCCATAGCTGATGTCGGCAGGGAATTGGGTTTCTGCGAAACTCATTTTAGCAATCCATAGCTGGTGAAACGAAAAAGGGTTCACAAGCTGGAGCCTGTGAACCCTTGAAAATCGGCGGCGTGTGAAGCCGGTAGTTTTACTTTTTCACGGTGTAGCGTGCGCCGCGCCCTTTGCCGACCGCGACCAGATATTCCTGATCGGCCAGCTTTTTCAGATGCGCCTTGATTGTGTTGCGGTTGGCCTGCGTTGTATCCTCGATTTCGCGCACGGTGATCTCGCCGCGCGTGGTGGCAAGTTCCAGTATCGTGCGCGAGAGCGCGGGTAATGCTTCCCGCAGGGTACGTTCTTCGCTCACCTTCCGGGCGAGATTTTCCTTCTGCTTTGCCATCGCTTTCAGGAAGAACACCGCCCACGGCTCCCAGTTCTGATTGTCGCTGTGAATGGTCTGCTGCGTGCGGCGCAAGGCGAGGTAATAGCCTTCCTTGTTTGCCTCAATGACGCTTTCCATTGAGCTATACGGCACATAGGCATATCCGGCGCGGAGCAATAGCAGCGTCGTCAGGATGCGCGACAATCTGCCGTTACCGTCGCGGAACGGGTGAATTGCCAGAAACACATTGATGAACACGGCGATCAGGAGCAGCGGGTGCTGCGTTTGCTCGTTCGCTTGGCTGTTATACCATGCGACCAGCGTTTCCATCATGCGCGGCGTTTCAAATGGCGTGGCGGTCTGGAATACCACCCCAAGGCTTTTGCCATCCGCATCGAAGGCCTCCACATGGTTCGTGATGGTCTTGTATGCGCCACGATGTTCCTCGTCCTTGGTGCTGTATTTCAGCAGCACGCCATGCAGCTGCTTGATGTGGTTCTCGGTGAGCGTGATGGCATCATGGCTTTCAAACACCATGTCCATCGCATCGGCATAGCCTGCCACCTCCTGCTCGTCGCGGGTGGTAAAGGATTTTTGCTCCAGCTTGGAGAGCAGCTTTTCTACTTCCTCGTCAGAGAGCTTCGCCCCCTCGATGCGCGTGGAGGAACCCACGCTCTCGATGGTGGCGATGCGTTTCAGACTGGTCAGCCGGTCGGGGGCTAAATCCTGCGTGGCCTGCCACTTCCCCTTAAACTCATCTATCTCGCTGATGTATTTAAGGATTTCTGTGGTAATCTTAACGTCTTTGATCGTGAGCATGGGATGTCCTGAATATCCATTTATACCCGATTATATCCATTTCATACCCATTATCAACGATAATATCCATTTATATCCGATTACCTCCATTTCATATCCATTTACAGCTTGTAGGCTGTAAGTAAGCGCCATGATTACAGGATATAAGCTGTAATCAGAGGTTCCGCCGCGCACGCTCGATGGAGCGGGCCATATCTGCCGCGATCTGGCTCTGGCTTTGGCGGAAGCTGCGAACATCCGGCGTTTGCACATTCATGGTGACGTTGATGGGAGCCGCTGCCATGCCAGCCCCCGGCGTGATGTGCATGGGGGCGTTACCGGCATAGGCGAGTTCCGGCCCATTCTCGCCGACCACACCGAACTGGCCGGGTGCGAGGCGGCCACCATCGGCGAAGAACCCGCCGAAGAAATCCCCGATGCCACCGAGGATGCCGCCCAGCCCACCGCCGCTGCTGCCACCGCCACCGAAAATGCCCTTAATGCCGCCGAAAATATCCTCGATGATGCCACCCTTGCCGGTGATACCGAGATCATTCAGCGCCCATTGCAGGAGGGTGCGGTTGAGGTCGGACAGGAAGCCGGTGATGAAATCGCCAAAGCTGTCGAAGCGTCCGCTGATGGCATCCAGCGAATCGGCAATGGTGCCTTCCATGCTTTTGCCGATCTTGTCGAACTCGTCGCCGATGGTGGTGGCGTTTTTCTTCGCTGATTTCTCCAGCCGTTCCCCGGCTTGCTCCACCGCGCGGGCGAACGTGTCCTGATTGATGTACCCTTTCTCCAGCAACAGATTCAGCTGCGCCATTTCCGCATTATAGTTTTCCAGCGGTGTGCGCGTGGCCTCAATGATGCGCTTGGCTTCCTGCTGGAGCTTATTGAAGGATTTGACCTGCTTGTTGGTGGCGGATTGTTTTTGCTCTGCCTGCACTTCCTCAAACAGATCAGCCAGCGATTGACCGGTGGATTGCCGCGCATCGACAATCTTCTGGGCCGCTGCCTGCACCTCCGCGTCGATCCCGGCATTGAACTCGCGGGCCTCGTTCATGGCCGCATCGAAGGCTTGGCTCATGGCTTGGCCGAGGCCGGTTTCCAGCGCCTTACGGGTGTTCTCAAACGAGATCCCGCTAAGCGGATTTTCCACGAAGTTTCTAAGGTCTTTTCCCAGCGCCTCGAAACGGTTGGAAATGGCATCGCCGAAGGCTTGGAAGGCATTGCCCACGCCCCGGAACACGGCGATGAACAGGTTGCCGAACTTCACCACCTCTGCAATGAACGCTTTGAAGCCGAGGCCGAACGGCTCAATGGATGCCGTGACGACCTCGATCAACCATTTGATCTTGTCGGCAATGAAAATCAGGATGTCCGTCACCCCGGCATCGCCAATGGTTTTCACCAGTTTGTTGAAGGAGTCGCCCATGTTGGACAGGGCCACATTCAGCGTTCCGGCCTGCTGCTCCATCGCCCCGGCGAACTGCACGTCACCGATACCGCGCAGATAGCCCTCGATTTCCTTGGCGTTTTTACCGACGGTGGTGCTGACACCTTGGAAGGTGAAGGTTACTTGGTCGCCCTGTGCGCGGGATTTAATCCCAAACTCTTTCAGGCGCTCGAACTCACCCGTGGCCGCATCCGCCACCGCTTCGATCATCTGATTGAGGGATTTCCCCATCGCGGTCGCGGTGTTGCCGTAGGACGTAAGGGCTTCTTCCGAGGGAGTGAGGCCCAAGGCTTTCAGCTTAATGAACGCCTCGGTTGCTTCCTCCAGCGAGAACGGCGTTTCTGCCGCGAACTTCTCCACGAATCCGAACGCGATTTTGGCGTTTTCCGCCGAGCCGGTGACGGTACGGAGCGACGCTTCCAGCTTCTCGAAACTGGTGATGGTATCGACAAAGCGTTTCCCGACGAAGGCCGTAGCCATCAGCCCGCCGATGCGGTTCAAGCCGTTGCTCAGCTTGGAAAACCGTTTATCCATATCATTCACGCCAGCATTGATCTGCTGGAAGGTCTGCTGGGTCTTGTTGATGGCGCGGATGACAAACTCCGCGCTGCCGAATGCGGCCATGCGAATTACCTCCTTCCTGCCGCCGCATTGCTGGCTTTGCGGACGTGTTCCTGTTGAAGTTCAAAGAAAGCGACCCACTCCGCGAACTCGCCGGTGGTCATTTGCTCGATGTCGGAAACGGGGCGTGCGAGTCGCCATGCCAGCATCAGCTGGCAGGTTCGGATGGGGTCGCGTCGGAGTTTCCCTTGGCGTTCTCCACGGTCTTGAAGAAATGGCGCTCGATTTCTTCATTGATGCGGAGAATCACCCGGCAATCCGCGAAGTTCAGGAGCGTTTCCTTGTCCTCGATCTTGAACAGGCGGTTGCCATCCTTGTCGCGGGCCTTCACGATCAGCGAATTGACCGCGCTTTCGATATTGGAGGCCTTTTTGCCAGACAGACGCTGGATAAAACTGGCCTCCGCCATCGTCATCGGGAAGATGTGGATTTCGAGCGGCGTGCTGTCATCGCCCCATTCGGGGACGGTGAGAACAATGCGCTCCTGTGCCTGATAATGGCGCTTTACTTGGTCGATGATACGCATAATGCCCCCTTACTCGCCGCCACCCGAAACGGTTTGCGTGGCGAGCGCACCCGTGCCGGTGAAGCTAAAAGTTGCCTCCACGATCCCGTCGAAAGAACCGCTGTAGGAAATGGATGTGACAATGGCTTGGCCCGACCAGTAGGTCGCGCCGGTGGAATTGCCTTCCGGGTAGAGATTGAGGGTGACGGTACTGCCGACGGTCAGAACACCTTGGCCGGTGGTATCGCTTTCATCCCAAAAAGCGTCCAGACTGCCCGACCAGCTTTTGATGGTGGCCTGATTCTTTCGCCATTGTGTGCCGATAATGGATGCGTCCACCGTGTCGGAGGTCACTTCCATCGACCATGATTTAACTTCTGCGATTTGGGCAGCGGCAACGAATACCTTGCCCTCGCTTCCAGCGTGGGTAGCCATAAGATTCTCCTGATGTTGGGTTGAGTGGGGTTAAACGAGCGTGTCAGGCGCGTTTTCTTTGACGCAGTAGAGAACGGCGAAGGTCATGGTGATGACCGCGACGGGCTTTTCCCCGTCGCCGGAAAGCTGGGTGGCGGTGGTGGCAAGCATCGCGTCCTTCGCCAACCCGCCAATAGTCGGATCGGCACCGATGATTTTTTCCACCTGCACCGCCAATGCGTCGGCCTCGGCATCAATATCGCCTCTGGCCTTCACATAGCCTTCGATTACCAACTGCAAACTACGCCGCTGGGTGCGTGGCCGCTGCATGGAAGGTGGTTCCATGTCCTCGTTCGGCGTGTACACCAAGAGCGCAGGCAGCTTTGGATCATCCAGCGGATAGACGCGGGACGTATAAACCCGGCTACCTGCTGCGGTGTGATCCTTGAGGCGTGTCACCACCGCCTGCCGTATCTGTGTGCGGGCATGGCTCATACGGCCTCCAAGGTCAGTTCGGTGATACCCTCGCTATCCGGGCGGATCACGGCCACTTCGTATTCCTTGCCGCCCACCGTGAACCGGTCGCCGGTCTGGATTTCGGGAATGTCTTGTGTCCGTACCGAAAGCACTGGATCGTTCACCACCACATCCACCGATTCGCCGCCGACCAATTCCGAATAGGCCTGCAACATGCCGGTGAGGACGCGAGGTGTTCCCCCGGTGGGGGAATATGTCACCTCGCGCCCGTCCAGCGCGTTCATGATGGTGAGGTGATGACCGTGCATGTCATCCATGAACGTCATGGCTTACAACCCGACATTCAGGAGGATTTGCACGCTGGCATCGCCGCTTGCCGCCGCTGCCGCTGCCACACCGACAATGGTATTGCCGGATGACGTGGTGGTCAGGACGGAGTTTGCCGCATCCCAGTACAGCTTCGCGCCCTGCGTCACCGCGCCAGCGGCTTTGGGAACGCTGAACACACCCTCGATCTGCACCGCACCGCTGTTGCCGTTGGCGATGTCGGCGATAGCGATGCCGCCGATGGCACCCACCAGCACGAATTGGCCGGAGGTGATAGCGGCACCAGCGGTGTAATCGAGGATTTTGCCCTCTTTAATGAAGTTCTTAGCCATAGTGATTTCTCCTTTTCTGTAGGTGTAAAAAAAGCGGCCCAGATGTGACTCTGGCCGCTGGGTTGCTTGGGGTTAGGGTTGAGGTTATGCGCCGGGGTTTTTGTACAGCGTGCGGTATTCAAGCGGCGCTGCGGCGGCATCAATGCGGACTTTGTATTCCACACCATCCACCGTCCAACCGTCCTGTTGATCGAGGAACGGTGCGGCCACCCCGTCGAGATAGCCCACCTCAATCGTATCAAACAGGTTCGGATCAGCGGCGAGATACCATGCGGTCGCCGACACCTCGTCGAGCCGTGCATCCACCACGATTTCCAGCAAACCACGCACCGGGTTCGGCACACGGCTGTTGGTGGAAGCCGGGTCGGTTTCCGAGGCCATCAGCACCCGCGCCGTATCCTCCAGTGCCGCAGGCACGATCAGATACGCCGGACGGATATTGAGGGTGGCAACGCCATCCTTCTGTTTCCGCATGGCGGTACGCGCTGCGCCGATGCTCGCCGCCGTAATCGCCGCGCCGGATGCGGCGAGGTTTTTATGGGTAGCGGTATGGAACAGCGTTACACTATCCGACATGGTGGGGTTGGAGGTCAGCACCTTCCACACGATGTCGCCCACGGTACGGGACGCGGCGCGGCCCATCTTGCGGGGGATGTCGGTGAAGGCGGTCAGGTCGTCATTGATGATGGCCTGACGGGTGATGGAGAACAGTTTGCCATAGGTGGCTAACTGGATGGTTTCCCCACGCTCGCCGATGGTGCCATGCTTGAACTCACCACCTTCGGGTACTTTGTCGAGGGTTTCAAACACGCCCATACCCACGCGGCTGTGCGTTTTGAAGTCCGACAAATTGCCGGTGCGGGTGAATTGGCTGAATACTTCCTCGGTTTCCTCATACCCGCGCAGCATGGATTTGCGGGCGTTGTTTTCGAGGATTTTGGGGAAGTCGCTGCTGGAGTGCGTGAAGGCACGCGCCACTAGCTCGCGCTTATCCAGCCCGTTCACCGCCACGCCGCGTACCTCCAGCGATTTCCGCGCCAGTTCCATCAGCGTATAGCCACGGAACTCGGTGGGCTGGTTGTCGTTACCGGCGATCCCGGCGCGGAAGGCAATTGCATCCTCGGCAGCGCGGGCGAATTTCTCCACCTCGGTCTGGCCCATTTCGATACGCTGCCCACCCGCAACCGGTTCCTCACGCTTGCCAATAGCATCGAGCAACAGCTTGCGGGCCTCGTTCACATCCACATCCGGGTTATCAAGGCAGCCATCGCGTACCTTGTCGTGATCGGGGTGATTGGTAAATAACACGCGGATGTCATCCCGGCGTTTCTTCTCGGCTTCCAGCGCACGTTTCGCGCCTTCGGCCATCGCGTCACCGCGCACCGTTTCCAGATCGGGTTCGGTACGGGCTTGCGGCTCGGTTGCAGATGCAGGCATTAGCTTCTCCTTTTGGGTTGGTTGGGGTTGAGGTTCGGGGCTTGCGGCCTCCAGCTTCCGGCCAACGCCCACGGTGGGGTCGGCAGGAATATCGACCAGCGACACTTCCATCGGTGTCCAACGGACAACGCGGTAAACGGCTGGTTTATCCTTGTGTTCTTCGATGAGTTTTCGCTCGTTGATGCGGTAGGCCACCGACACGTTGCGAAGGATGCCATCGCGCACGTCCTGCCATAGTCCTTCGACCTCGGCGCGACGGCTTAGGCGGATGTCCGCGTATCCACGGCCACCTTCCAGCCATGCGCGTTCCACCACGCCGATGCGATTGGCTCCCTCGCTGCGATCATGGTTGTAAAGCACCGGGGCGCTGTTATTCAGCCGCCCCAAATCCACTTCACCGGCATCATGGCCCAGCACTTCCACCCACGGGTCGCTAAAAAAGCTCTGGCGGGTGACAGGTTCCTCCGAAGAAAAAGAAAGCCGCACAAGGCGGCTTTCAGCGTCAACGATGGAACGGGAGGTAAGTTCAAGCGTTCGCGTCAGTATTTCCGGGTTTGTCGGCATCATCTTCTCCTTCGGTTTTGGGTTGTTCGGGGGCGACCGGCTTGCTGGCGCTGCTGCTGAATGTCAGCCCGGCCTGTGTGTCCTGCTCGCGTTCCTGCTTGATCTGCTCGAACACATCCTGCGGATTGCCACCGCGCTCGCGGATGACCTGCGAACGGGATTTGAACCCGGCGCTGACGGATTTCTCCTCTGCGGCGACTTCCCGCTGCGGGTCGATCCACGGCATCGTCGGGCCTTGGAAGCCTGCGTTCCATAGGGTGCGCTGGTTCATGCTGCCTTCGGGCAGTTCCAGCTTGCCCGACAACACCGCCATATCCACGAACCGTTCCCAGATCGGGCGCACGCACCGCTCAATGAAATGGTCGCGCAGCACGCCGTAATGCACGGACTGCTCCACCAATTCCTGACGCTGGGCGCTGTAGGTGCCGTTGTAATCCTTGGATATGCTGGAGTAGCCAGTGCTGGTTCCCGCCGCCACCGCCCGCAGCTGCGAGTTACGGAATTGCTCCAGCATGGCGTTGGGCCGGTTGCTGTCGATCATCCCGACTTCTTCACCGGGCAGCAGATTGTCAAAGATCATCCCCGGCTGCATCTTGAGCAGGCGGTTGCCCGCCGCATCGACCGTTTGCGGATTCACCGGCGCGTCGAGGTTCTTCCGCACATAGGCGCAGATACTGGCCGCGACCTTCGCCGCCAACCGTTCGGAAAGCTCGTAATCCTTGATGTCCTCCATGCGGGTGAGAACGCTGGCGAAGATGGACACCCCGCGCGTCTGCGCGATGCGATCCGCGATTTTTAGGTGAATGATCTTCTCTGCCGGATAGCGTTTCGTATCCTGCCGGGTGACGAAGCTGTGTTTGTCGCCGGGGTGGTCTTTATAGAGGTAGTATGCACGCGGCCTGCGCCATGCGTTCTTTTCCACGCCATGAATGATGCGCTTCTTCTCGTCGGTGTAATCGAATGGCAGGTAATCGGCCTCGACCAGCTCCAGCGAATACGGAACGCTGGTGCCATGATCGAGCGTGGCGCTGGTGCCTTCGATATGTTTCACCAGCACTTCGCCATCGCGGAACCAGCACCGCGCCAGCAGCCGTAGCATCTGGTTCCAGTGCAATTCCCACGTCACTTCCGGCACGCAAATCCATTCGTCCCACAGGTCAAGCAACTGGTCGTTGATCTCCTTGGCGAGTGCGCCGGATGGCAGTTTCACCTGCGGCTCGATGGTGATGCCGCGCCCGATGACGTTATTGACGAGGCAGTTCAGCACGCCCCGCGCGAGGTCGTGGTTTTCATCGAGATAGCGAGCTTGCAGGCGCAGCGATTCCCCGGCGCGTTCCACGATGGCATCCCCGCTGCCGGGGTCGGCCTTGATCTTCCGCAAGCGCGAGGGTTGCGCGGCTTCGTAGGCTCGCTGGTGTTTCAGTATCCAGCGGGCGGTTTCCCGGCGTAGCGCCGATTCCGGCGATACGAGTTCAATGGCTTTGTCGATCACGTTAAACATCGCTGAAATCCGCTAAGGCTGCTGGTTGGCTGGTGTGGGATTGGAAGCCCGCGACGCGGCGCTCCCAGTATTGAATCTGCTCCCGAATCTCGCGGGTGTTGGCGAGCGTTAGGCTGCGCCCGTTCATGGAATAGCTCTGGCCTCTGGCCACGGCTAAATCCGCCGCAATCCACGCATCGAGCGCGGTTTGCGCCTGCTGTAATGTCAGAGGCATAAGGGGTGTCCGTTTTTGTGGGTTTGTGGTAAAATCGGGCCGAGAGGAACGCCGATGAAAAACACCGTCTTGATCCTGACCGCATGGTTAGTCGCAGCACCCATCGCGTTCGCGCAGGATTACAGCGTGCGCGATGCCAGCGGGCGGCGCACCGAAACCGTTGAAAAATCCTATGGCGACCGTTGGGTGCGGCGTGATGCCAGTGGCAAGCGCATCGGCACCATCGAAAAGAGCTATGGCGACCGCATGATCCTGCGCGACACCACCGGCAAGCGTGTCGGCACGGTCGAGGAAGGGTATGGCGGCAGAAAAACCGTGCGCGATGCCAGCGGGAAAACGCTGTACCGCATCGAGCAAGGCTATGGCGACAACCAGATCATCCGCGATGCGTCGGGGCGCAGGCAGGGCGTGATTGAAGAACGATAAGATTTCATAAGCACCTCAATTAAAGTTCCAGTCCTCGTAACCAATCCACCCGTCGGCTTTCGTGGCCGGGGTGTCGGTTTCCCGTTTTTTCAGGGCTTCGCGTTCCTGTTCCTGCCGTAACCCCTCAAGGTTCGGATTCAGGATATGCAGCGCCGCCAGCCCATACACCCGGCAGTCCAGCGCCTCGTTGCGCTTGCCCTTGGGCATCACCCACACCCGCGCGGGATGGCCGTTGATGAACTTGGTCTGAATCCGCTCGGCGGTGAGTTGCAGGAAGTATTCCTCCGGGTAGTCTGCCGGGAAATGGCAGTAACCCGGCCCCGGCTGGTGGATTTTCAGCCGCGAATAGATCATCTGTTTGGCCGTGTCGGTGCCGAGGGTAAACAGCTTCACCCGCAGCTTGTTCGCCTTGCTGAACTTGCTCACCAGCGGCTTGCCCGCCGTGGATGCACCTTTTATCGCGTACACCCGCGCATGTTCCCGGCGCTTGCAGTATTCATAGACTTTCTGCGTGTGGTGGCCGCCCGTATCCACGCAGGCCGCCAGCACCGAAAGCGTCCCGCCATCGGCACGCTGGATGGTCTGGCCCAGCACGGCATCCAGATCATCCCACACCTTGCTTTGCGCGGGATCACCGTGGATGATGTGATACTGCAACGACCAGCTTTCCTGACCGACACCCCAGCCGATGATCTCTGCTTCCAGCCGGTCGCCTTGTACGTCCACGCCAGCGGTGATGACGACCACCCCGGCAGGCGCGACACGGCCCCAGTTCTCTTTGCGACCGAGCAGACCCGAATGGTCGATGCCCTCGGTGGCTTCCTTCCATGTTTCGCCGAGGCTGGTATTCACCCAGACTTTCAGCGTTTCCGGCAGGCGCTTGGCTTTCAGGAAGCTCGTCACCATTTCCGCCCAGCGCACCCACGGGCTGTAAATCTCCGAGATATGAAAGCCCGCCACACCGTTGAATGGGGCCGATGCCCGCCACTCACCGCGCGAGAGCATCCATAGCTTGTCGCTATCATGCAGATGCGTCTGGCAATGCTCGCACTCGTAATAGGCCGATTCCGGCGCTTTCTTATCGAACTTCAACTGCGCCCAGCACAACACCTGAAACGCACCGCAATGCGGGCATGGCACAAAGAAGCGGCGCATGTCGCTTTGCTGATACCGCGCATCTATCTTGCTCTCGCCCTCGATGGTGGGCGTGCTAGCCGATACCATCAGCCGGTTCCAGAAGGTCGTGGTGCGTTTCTGCGCCAGCGATCCGGGGTCGCCCTCCGCACCGGCTGAGGATGGGTAGCGATCTTCCTCATCCAGCAGCACGATACGGATAGGCCTGCTTGCCAGCGACGAGGGGCTGTTTGCGCCCGCCATCGTCAGATGACCGCCGGTGAACTTCTTATGCAGCAGCGTATTGTCGCTGTTACGGGTTTTGGAATCCTTGAACAATCCGCCCAGCGCCTCGGTGTCGCGGATCATCGGCGCGAGGCGGTCTTTGCTCCATGCCTCCGCCATTTCCAGCGTGGGCTGGATGAACAGGATCGGCGACGGGTCTTGATGGACGAAGTACCCAAGGATGTTATTCAGAATCTCGGTCTTCCCGATCTGCGCCGAGGTCATAAACACCACCTCGCGCACGCCGGGTTCATTCACCGCATCCATCATGCCCCGCTGATACGGGGCGCGGTCAGTCCTCCATCTTCCGGGTTCGGCGCTTGCCTCCGGGCTTAGTTTTCGGTGCGCGTCGGCCCACTGGCTTACCGTCAGTTCCGGGGGCGGCATCCACGCGAGCGCCGCCTTCCGCCGCATCGTTTGGTACAGTGTCGGCAGGTTCGTCATGATGGTGCGTGAGTTCGGTTAGTGCCTCGTACACGGCATGTTTCAGGAACCGCTCGATCTCGGCGGGTTCCGTCATCACGGCGATCTGAAAGGCGGTTTTCGTCGGCAGCGCAAGCAGCCGCATCCGGCAGGCGCTGATATGCTGGAGCCAATCGGCTTCCACGTTCTCAATCGCCACCAGCTCGTTTCGCATGGCGGCGACTTCCAGTTCTGTCTTGTCGGCCTGCGCTTTAATCAGGCGAGCGCGTTCATGATGCGTGTCCTGTGCGCTGACACCGCTGCCATAGGCACGGTCTTGCAGATACCGCACATAGGTCTGCACGCAGCGTACCAGGTCGTATTTGCCTTTATCCGGCTTGGGGAGTACGCCCTCCCGCGCCAGCTGCTGCACCCGCCGTTCGGTCAGGTTCAGGAACCGCGCGATCACCGCGACTTTGTGAAGAATCTGCATAATGGATTCCTGTCATGACGTGATGACCCATCCTGCGAATTCTCCAAATCGAAACCATGTGAGTGCATCTTCTCCGAGGATGGCAGGATCAAGCGGGCGCTGGACACCGCCGAGGCTAAGTTCTTTGGCAATAATCTGTTGCGCGTCCACCCCGGCAGCGACCTTGCCCGCGAGCGTGAGTCGCCATAGCACCGTGGCCTGATAGCCGGTTGCTGCTTCGCATTTATCCACGATTACGATAGCGCCACCGGGTTTGAGCGCGGCGCGTAGCTTGGCGATGAACGCCGCCCGTGCATCCACCGGCATGAACATCAGCACCAGATAGCAAATCGCCACGTCGAACGGCTCAAAGTCATACCGGCAGGCATCCATCTGGACGAGATTGTCCTTCCCCGGCCCACCATAGAGGGCACACATTTCTGCGCTCGGCTCTATCGGCACCAGTCGCGCATGGCGCTGCGTTAATGCTGCCTCCAGCGCCCGACCGATATTGCCGGTGGATGCGCCGATGTCATAGACCAGCCCGCCCTGCGGGATGTAATGGCGGGCGATATGCGCCACCGCGCCGGTGACGAGATCGTACCACGGCAGTTGTTCGCGCACATGCAGGTTGAATCCTTCGGCTACCGAGGCGTTCTCGAACGTCCACTCCTTGGGGATGTGGATGGCGCTGTCGGTAGTTCTGTCCATTGCTCATTCTCGTAAATCTTGATCGAAGGGATGCCGTATTCGGCGTACATGGCGTGCGTGCGCGGGTTACTCTCGATGGCGAGGTATGGCGTGTTGCGCCCATGCTTAGGAAAGACCAGTTCCTCCAGCATGAGGCGTTTCGCTTCATGCGGCGGCTTATGGTAGCGGTTGAAATGCGCCTCCTGTGGTGTCCATCCGGCCTTGAAGTAGATGCTATCCAGCGTGGCCTGCCGGTGCATGTCCGGGCGGGCGGTCATCAGAATGGTGTGGTATGGCGCAATCAGGCTGACCAGCCAGTTCCGATAGGTTTCATGCTGGATTTGCATGGCGAAGGGTCGCTTCTTCTCATGGCTGTTGGCGACCAGCGTGTAATTCAGATCGAGTAATATAATCATAACTTTATTCCCAGCCGCTGTTCAAAGGCATCAATGGCTTCCTCCACAAGCCCCATGCGGCTCCCGTCAGGATAGGGCAGGTCAAACTCAAACGCGAGGGCTGCTTTCAGTCTTTTCGGATTGATAGCCAGTGGCTTAGCGCACACCGCCTGCACATTCTGATTGCACTCATCGACCTGTACCGCCGCGAAGAACTGCTTGAATAGATCGTAGAACTCACGCTGCGAGTGGTACTTCTGCACCTTCGGCGAGGTGGCGATGTCGCCGAGCGTGATGCCCGGCTCGTAATCCAGCTTGAACAACACCGCGCCCGACTGCCGCTCGTTCAGCGAGTGATAGCCGCTAAGCTGCCGGATGTTGACGTGACTGGTGGCGGATGCCACCGCGTAAAGCCGGGTGGCATCATCCGCGAGCGCCGCGCAGATGCAGGCGATATGTTCCCGGTCGGTGCGAAATGGCACGCTGTTCAGCACACTGGAAACGAAGATGGACGACCAGCGCAGCTTCTGCGTACCGACCGCGTGCAGGAACTCCCGCGCGAGCGCCACGCTCTCTGCCTTGTCGATGTCATCCCCATCATTCACCCGGTATGGTTCAAAGGGCGTGACGCTGATGCCGAGCTTCCGCAGGATGCGCGTTTCATGCAGATGGCCCGCGCCGAAGTCTAGCACGCAGCGCCCATGCTGCTTGATCCAGCGTTCGCGGTTGGCCGGGTCGTTGATGTCGAAGGCCTTGGCGGTCGAATCGCCCGCCACCGCGAAGATGAACCCGCGACCGAGATTGTTACGCACCTGCCGCAAGCGCCGGAAGGAGTTGTGGCGTAGCAGATCCTCATACCGGCGATGGATGTCAAAATCCATCGAGAGGTAATTGAGCATTGCCTCGGCCAACGCGCCTTCCGCATCCGTGACGAACACCACCGGCACCTGATCCAGCCCTAGTTCCGCGCCATGCTGCAAGCGGCCTATGCCATTCACCACCCGGTAATCCCGCGTGGCGACAATCGGCATGGTGATGCCCCGGCGCTTGAGCGTCTTGGCGATGTTCAGCGAGTAGTTCTTCCATCGGCCTTTATTGGCTTTCAGGAACGGGGCGATGGGGTGTAGCTTCGCGCTCATGCACGGGTAGAACTCCGGCGTATCCACCGCCTTATCCGGGATGCTCTCCGCGAGCTTCCGTACATCGGCGGCTTTCAGCTGATCGTTGATCTTCGCTACCGTGTCGCTCTGGCCGAGGTCGTTGGTGGCGCGGTTAAACACCACGTTCACACCCTTGCGCTCCGCTAAGTCCATCGACCGCGTAACCTCCAGCGGCACCTGTGTCGCTCCCATGCGGCAGGCGACATGATGGCGCTGGTGGCCGGAGATAATCTCACCATCGGGCGTGGCATAGAGCGGCAGCAGGAAGCCGAGCTTACGCAGCGAAAGCTCAATCAGGTCGAGCCGTTCCGGGTCTGCTACGCGCGGGTTATAGGTCGAAGGTTCGATCTCTGTGACATTGACGAGTTTCATAAGCCCAGCCTGCGTTTCAGTTCTTCGATGATGTCTTTTTTCTCGAACCCGGCGGATTGTTTGATGTCCTCCAGCCATTCGAGATATTGCTGCCGGGGGATCGGGAAGCTGTAGGCACCAATGCGGGCAGCGGTGTCGGCTTCCTCGATGTCATTGTCATCGTCCTCGCCACAACCATCTTCCAGCAGGCCATCCACGGCGGCCTTGATGTCCCGTATTTCTTCATCGTTGAACCCCAACACGTCTGCGCTAAACGCTGCTTCCTCCAGTTCCACGATCTCCAACTGGAGGAGCGCCTTGTCCCATTCCGATTCCTCGCCCACGCGATTGTCCGTGATGCGATAGGCCTTGATCTGCTCTGCCGATAAATCGGTGGCGATATGCACCGGCACCTTTTTCAGCCCCAGCCGCTTCGCCGCCTCAAACCGCACATGGCCGACGACGATCACCATTTCCTCATCGACCACAATGGGCTGGCGGAACCCGAACTCCTTGATGGAGGCGGCGACTTTCTCCACCGCGTGCGCGTTAATCCGGGGATTCCGTGCGTAGGGCAGCACTTTTTCCACCGGCACCAGTTCTATTTTCATATGACCATCCATTTCGTTTTTTTAACCCACCCATTTCGTTTTTTGATTTCTGGAAGTCATTGAACTCACTCAATAACCGCACCAAAAAAACGAAACGAAACGCACTTTCCAACTCTGTCCCTAGCGAAATCCCGCGCTCGCGGCGTACCCGTAGAGCGTGGTCGGGAAGGACCCGCCGCCGCGCCGGTCGAGGGCGCGGCGGCAGGCGGGCGCTGCGGGGGCCGAGGGCAGTCATGGGGGTGTGACCACTCGCCACCGGGGAAGCGCCGCTACAGGGGCCGTTGCCGGGGCGCTGCTACCCCATAGCCTATGCCAAATAGAGGCTATGACCGGGCGCACCCCATGCCAAAAGGGCAGCGGCTCCACCTGTTCAAGTTGTTGTAATACCATATAAAAGAGCGTTGATTGCAGGTGCTGCCCTGTTATCCGTTTAGGAATAACCAACGGTTCCTAAAGGAGAAAGACATGCAGACCGCACCCGATACCACCACTCGAATCGCCGCCCTCAATGACCAGCTGCGCCAGACTTACTGGGGCGGAAAAGTGATGATGACACCCGGCATCACCGCACTGCCGGAAGACACGCAGCACGCTATCTTCCGCGCAGTGCAGGAGTTCGACAAGTTCACCGAGGATAACGACCCGTATGGTGAGCATGATTTCGGCAAAGTCGTAGTGAACGGCGTAAGCTGTTTCTGGAAGATCAGCTATTACGACCATACTCTGACCTACGGCTCGGAAGACCCGGCCAACCCGGACATTACCACCCGCGTCCTCACCATCATGCTCACCGGCGAATACTAACGCATTGCCATCAATTTCCGGGTGTAAACCTTACCCCACGCCAAGCCAAGTATGGCAGCGATGAACGAGCCAAGCAGAACCCCCAGCTTTGCAGCATTCAGCAAGCTTTCATCATTGAAGGCCAGCATCGCAATGAATATCGACATGGTAAAGCCGATACCGGCAAGCAAGCCGATGAGCCAAATACCACCCCATGTCACACCCGGCGGTAACTGACACCAGCGCATCTGCACGGCAATCCAGCTTATTCCAACAATGCCGAGAGGCTTACCAATCACAAGTGCTACCATTACCCCCGCAATCACCCATGCCGCACCATCGGCGGAGAAAGCGCCTACACTCATGCTCACCCCGGCATTAGCCAGTGCGAAAATCGGCATGACCACATACGCCACCCACGGATGCAACGCCTTCTGAACCCGCACGACCGGCGGCAGCAACTCCCGCTGTGCAAGCCGTAGCTGGCGGAGCGATTGTGTCAGGTGGTGTTCATCTTGTGTTTTTGTATCTTCGCCGGTCAGTTCATTAGCGATGCGCGACACCATTTCCAATGGTTTCTCACGCATACGCACCGAGATTACCGGCGTCATCAGACCCAGCACCACCCCAGCCAAAGTCGGGTGAGCACCAGTCATCAGAATACCAATCCAGATGATTGCACCCGGAACCACATAGGCATAAGCCGAACCGATACCGATACGCTGAAAGCCCAGTACCAGCATGATGCCGAGGCCCGCGATCAGGAACCCGCCATATTCAAGCCCGCCCGAATAAAACAGCGCGATAATCAGCACCGCGATGATGTCATCAATAATCGCGAGGGCGAGCAGAAACACCCGCACATTGCCGGGAATGGAGCGCCCCAGCAACGCCAGTACACCGACCGCAAAGGCAATGTCGGTCGCGGTCGGCACTGCCCAGCCATGCTGCCGCATCGGGTCGGCATTGAAGCCAAGGAAAATCAAAGCCGGTACGACAACGCCACCCAGCGCCGCAATGATCGGCAGCATCGCCTGCTTAATGTTGCTTAATGCACCTTCATGGATTTCACGGCGTATTTCCATGCCGACAACCAGAAAGAAGAAGGTCATCAGCGCATCGTTAATCCAAAAATGCAGGGTTTGAGAAAATTGGAATTTCCCCAAACCAATAGACAGTGGCGCGTGCCATAGATCGTGGTAACTGTCGGCAAATGACGAGTTAGCCCACATCAATGCCACGGCAGCGGCAATAAGCAGGACGATGCCGCTAACGGCTTCAATATGTAAGAATCGTTCAAGAGAAGCAAAAGCGCGTTCGGCTATAGCTTGCGGGCGCGGCAAATCACGCCGCTTAGGGTGTTGGTGCATGGTCATATCTCCGCGTGGCGGCCCGACCATCGCTATTAACCTGCCTGCTACAGAATGAAGCAAACACCCAAGCGATATAATAGGGCTTTATCAGCACTATGCAATCAATTCCGAATTCACCGCTTGAGGCGTGATAGGTAGTAGGCAAGGTTGCGTGTAAATTCCGTCCCAAATTGCTCGTTCACGCGGTTGGTCATCACCGCCGCGTTTTCCCGCTGCTTGAACAGCTGCATGATGCCGGGGCCGAATAGCATTTTCAGCGGCAACCGCTTTCCCGACTTCCGCATGTAAACTTCGGTTTGGCTTGAGCCTTTCTTGCGCGGGGCGATGAACGCGCCTCGGTAGCTGCGCGTCTTGCCCCATGCCTTCGCTTTCACCAACCCGCGCTTACCACCGGGTTGCTGCGTCGGCTTACGCGATCCCACTACGAATTCAATCAGGCGCAGCGGCCGGTCGCTTGCCACCAGTGTCACCCACAGGCGTTTGAAGTTGGCGCGGCGTATCTCAATGCGCCGCTTTACCCCGGCCTGCCTGCTATCCAGCTGCGGGGCGATATGGCGGGCGCTGGCGACCGCCGTGCTATCTGCTACCCGGTTTAGCGTCCGCACCGTTGCCTCCGGCACAACATGCTTTTCTAGGGCCGTGAGGCCACGCCGCAGCGATTTCAGGTCGCGCTCCACCGATACGTCGAACGTCATGGCACTCATCCTTGCTGATAATTGGGGGACTATTTCTTTTTGGGCTTCATCACGGCCCGCCGCGCATCGGTATTCACCGGCACGGCCCCGCGTTCTTTCAGGCCCGTAATCGTCTGCGTTTTGAGCCGGGGTTTATCCCGCTCCAGCGCCTCAGCCAGTGCGCGGCGCTGCATCTTGGTCAGGCTCCGATTGATGTCCCCGGCGTTCTTCTGTTTCATTATTGGCCCCGGATATTTTAGTGCTTTAACTTCTCCAGAACAGCAATCCTGTCCTGTATCAGATTCAATTCCTGCTGTGCAGCGGCATCCTCTCCGCCATTGCCGGGAACGTATGCGATAATCCGAGATTTCTCAGTGTCAAGATACGCTTGGTACGCACGCTGGCTTTCCCGAAGCCTTTTAGCTTTCTGCCATGCGTGGGAACCGGGGCCGTTGAGCCTCTTTTTCTTTGCGTGTTCATTATCGGCAGCAACTGGAAATTCTTTAAGATCGCCCTCCAGTGCCAAGGTATCATGTTTCTCGGCATCGCGCACTGCGTCATCGTAGAGCTGCTGCATCAGCAGGCGTTTTGTTTCCAGTTCCTTGAACACGCAGGCAGAGCGATCAGGTTTATGGAGCAAGCGGTCATCTTTCCAGCATCGTTGGAATGCAATATCGCCCCAATCCCCTGCGTATGAAAAAGCTGGGGCAAAGAGCGACAAGCAGCCCATTAACAAAATTGCATTCTTTCCGATCAT